CCCGTGACCACATGTCGAACACGACCACAGGATCGCCGCCGAAAACGTGGCAACGCGCTGCGACGTACGCTTGCAAGCCCAACGCGGCTGAAGCGTTCATGAGCCGATCAGTATCGACCTTGTAGCTTGCATGTTGAAGCCTGTCACGAGGGCGCGACGTGTACTTCAGTACCGTACGCAGAGCCTTGTACACTACCGTGCGGTTTGGTAGCGCCCCGCGACTGATGAAAGTCACGCCGTTGATGCGCTGGTCACGTTCCTCTTGCTTCCAGATGAGACCCTTGTTTGCCGACCGTTGTGCCTTGATGCCTTCGGGATACAGGAAATCCGGTTTGCAATCAAACGTGATGTCATCACCAGTTTGCATGATGCGAACGTCCTTCAACTCCGCCACACTGACGAGAGAGCTGAAGGCCATAATCTTGTTGATGATCAACGTCCAAGGATCACCGCTCGCGAGTGCCATATTGAGCACGAAGGTGAAAGGTTGTGCCATCATCCTGACCGTGCGCTGACTGCGGATCTCACCTGCCAAAGCTCCCAACCCGAGCTTTTCTGACGCGAGCTCTAGCATCTTGCAAGCGACTAGCACATGTACGGCCTTGTGAGAGGAGTCCTGCTTCTCCAGGTCCAACTCCCACGTTCTTTGGAACGTGCACAGGATGTCATCGATGTCTTGCTCCTTGAAACCAACTGGCGAGTACTTGCCTTGTTGCATAGAGCGAGCCCAAGCGTGTGTGAGAGCATCACAAGCGTCCATGAAAATAGCTTGCTGCATGTCGCTAGCTGTAATGACGCCTTGTGCTTTCAACTCACCCGGCAACTCAGAGGCTTTCTTCGCGAACTCCGGTTTGAGGAACGCAAACGAAACAGTGGACATCCTGGTCTCAGTCTCTGCGTAGCAGCCGTCTATGACTTGTCGCCGGTCTCGCCTAGAGAGCACGTTGCGCCGTGAGTTTGCCAAGTGAGCGAAGAAGAGCTTCTTATCTATGACTTGCTCAAAGAGTCGTTCCACGATGCGCTCTGCGTTCACAAAGTCAGCCGGCGTTGGCTTCACAGTGTCGGTCGCTCTTGTTAGCGCTTGGATGAGGTCCACGCCCGGCACATCACGCGGTTGAATAGTGTAATTGTCGAAACCGTCAGACACCGCTCGACCCTCGTCAATGAGCTTGACGCCAGATTTCAGCTCTACATGGGCGCGCAGCTCACTTTGCGCTAGGGCCTCTGCTCCATGGAACACAGTGCCAATGGTTATCTTGTCCGTCAACGCTTGTTCTGTTAAACTAGACTCGACTAACCTTGGTTCGTGGATGTAAGTCTCGATGGCATCGTCGACGGTGCGTGGCTCCACCATGTCCCAGGCCGTACCTCCGAAGATGACGTCATTGGGCAGTACGCCATTGACGCCGCGATCCACCCAGTCGAAGCGAGCCAAGTCCTGAAGCGAATTGGT